AGAAACTATACCTACTTTTTCACTCCTTAGCGAGATCTATGCTGTAGTCGAGCATGTAGTTTAGCTAAGGGGCAACGCAGTTTCTGCTGCCTGCACGGATGGACACCCCTGAATTCATTGGGGGTGTGCTGGTAATACCATCAAGCGTTCTAGTCTGCGATAACCACCTTACTTTGGCTTGGTAGGGTTTAACTGTGATATAATAAAATAGCCAAGAGCATCGTGTGTCAGTAGCGCGGCATGATCACAGCTAGGGACTTAAAAGGGGGGGTTGTAGAATCCCACAGTGGGGCGCGTCGGTGGAGCGTCTCACCGAGGTCACGGAGGACCTCGCTAAAATAATCTCCGGGTGTGGTGACCACAATCTTCACCACCCTTGGCCGGGCAAATAACCGTTTCACACACAAATTTTTACCATGGTCACAATTACAAGCGCAAAACGAGTTCTTGCAATCTCGAAGGGGTTGGTTACCCTTTCGTCCAAGCTATCAAGCTCTGGGGAAATTACAAATACGCGCCTGGGGCTAGTTGCAGCTAGTTCCCTTGCTGCCGGTACGCTCGTTTACCGGTATGCCTTACCCTGGCTACAGTCCGAGAATGCAATCTTGAGACAAGCTCTGGAAGGGGGTGGAGCAAACCCCGTGGATGTCGACTCAACTGTTGTTGAGCACCAACCAGCACCTCAGCGTGAGGAGGTATTGGTTATTGGTGACGTGCCCATCGTCCTCACGGATGAGGTGGTTGCGGTCGAAGCCGACGCACCCGTCAAGCGCCGTATCCGCAAGGGCTGCCGAGGGCAGTTCGTGCGTGAAATGGTTGCTGCCGTTAAGCTGCGTCTCGGCACCCCGAAATGCACAATGGCCAACCGCCGCGCTGTTCAGCGCGTGGCACGCGAGGAAATGCGTGATTTCAATCTCCGCAAAACCGTCGCGGCATCGGTGATCCCGCTGATCGTAGAAGCAACGTTCGTCCCCAGCAAATGGGAGGTACGAGCCGCTGAGGTCAGCAACAGCTGTCTCGCCCAGGCGCGCAAAGCCAAAATGGCTGTGCTGCTTGAGATGGCTGGGTTCACCACTGCGTGAAGCAGCTTGGGTGTTCTCTATGGGGAGCGTCATATAACCAAATTGACGCACCCGCAGCTGACCATGGAGATAGACACTCAGGCTGTGGCCCGGACGCGCCAGATCTACGTAGTAGAAGGGATCTCTGGCATCGAGCGTTCGTTAAATTGTAACGATCCCGACATCAACACCCTTAACACAGCATTGCTGGAGCGGGTTTTCTACCACAAGGTCGATGGAGAGTATCGGTTAGTTGTGGACCCGAACCCTGTCGTTGTCAATGGACGATTGCGGCGGTTTAGGAAGTCTCTTCTCGGACATCTCGGAAGTGCCTCCCCTGTTTCCCCTGAGCAGTTTGCTCAGATGTACACGGGACGCAAACGAACGATATATGAGAGAGCGGTAGAAGATTACACTATCAACGGTGTTCGCAGGCGCGACGCATACAGTGATAGCTTTGTTAAGTGCGAGAAGGTACCAGCAAATAAGGCACCAAGGTGTATACAGCCTAGAAGGCCTGTCTATAACGTTGGCGTGGGGCGATATTTAAAGCCCGTTGAGCATAGAATCTATAAGGCTATTCAAAAGGTCTTCGCTAGTAACACACCAGTTGTTCTTAAAGGGTTTAACGCAGTGGAGACGGCGGACATAATCAAGAACAAGTGGGAGGAGTTTGAAAATCCAGTGGCGTTGGGACTGGATGCGAGTAGGTTTGATCAGCACGTGAGCAAAGAGATGCTTGCGTGGGAACACAGCATATATAATGCAATGTTCCATTCGCCGGAACTGCGGCGATTGCTCAAATGGCAAATCCACAATGTAGGGTTTGGTCGGTGTGACGACGGCACAATCAAGTATAGTGTAGAAGGAAAGAGATTCAGCGGTGACATGAACACCGCTCTTGGAAACTGCTTGATAATGTGCGCCATGATACACGCGTATGGACAGGAAAGGGGAGTGAAACTCGATTTAGCCAACAATGGTGACGATTGCGTTGTGTTTATGGAAGCACGTGATCTGTCTAAGTTTGGTGAGGGGTTGGATGATTGGTTTGAGGACATGGGGTTTGTCATGACCAAGGAGGACCCGGTGTACGAGCTACACCAGATTGAGTTTTGCCAATGCAAG